GCTTTAGATGTCTTCGACACGCGCTACGGCTCGTACGAACTGCTCAATCGCTGAAGAGTCGTATATGCCTGGCTCATTCATGTTGGCAATCTCGAACCGCAGCTGGTGGATGACGCTCTCACTAACACCGTACATCTGAGCGATGTAAGTCTCGGAATTAGGAGGTTCGATTTGCGCTTCTGCAATTTGACGGTATTTGCAGGAAGCTTCGCGCTTTGCCTCGTTGAGATACCTGCCCTTAGAGCCTTGAGTCCAGCGCAAAATCGACTGGATGTAGTCATTAAGAACAGGGACGTGATTTGTCTGTTTCAACAAACCAAGTGCTACTCCGCGCATGTGGGCTTTCTTATCGTTGTCATTACGTGCGCCCACATCTTTGATCGTTGCTCCAAGTTTTAAAACACAGCGCATGGTGGGTGCCATTAAGAAATTCCCATCAGCTGTAGGATAGAAAGCATTGGAGCAGAAGCGTGCTTGCATGAGCGAATGGCCAAGCTTCAATTTCATCTTGAAACCCAGCGTTTTGCCCACATTAATGAAACCCTGGCGGTCAGCATAATCTGGGCGGACTCGGCCAATGGCGTCATCCCCGCAAGCAGCTAATCGGAAATGGGAACCTGGCATAGGGAAATCGGGATGTGTTATCAATTCGCGGAAAGTTTTACTAGGATGACATCTCAATTGCCAGGATTTGGCTATACAATACCACTGAACTGTAACGTTGATCATAGTGTTGGCCCAGCTAGTATCCGGGTGACCGGATAGTGTACCAGGTTGACGCACACACATAACACCATGGCGAGACGTAAATTTAGAACGCTCTAACAACAACTCATATATTCTCAGTGGCTCACCAGTGAGCCCGAGTTTCTTGGCATAACTAATTTTAAGCTGTGTGGAACGTAGACCATTTGACCGATCAAACCTCGAGAAATCATTCTCCAATAGAGGCCACTCGGTTCTTTCCAACACCCAGCCTGTAACTTCATCAGCCAGACCCCCGGGTTCATAGTAAATGTCGTTGTGATGCGAGAAATGTAGATGGCAATATCGCGAATATGCGAGAAAATAAACACCCAACAATATCTTAACAGAGTCCTTAGCCGACATGATATTGCGTGGGCATTCTTGCTCAACTTGTTTGAAAGCTGCGTAGGCTAATTTAACCTGCCTTTTCACAAAGCAGTTGTATCTTTTAAGCTCACGTTTTGAAGGAATTTTACCATTCATCCTTTCATTCTCATTTCTAAGCTGTTGCTGTTTATTGCCTTGGAACCTTTGAACCCATTCCTCAAAGGTAACTGGTTTCACTCTAACTGAATAGGGCATAAGCAAATCTGCAATTAGCATCACCTCATCCCAAGCCTCATCACTAGGCTCAAGTCGCTCGCCTACAACACGATTCCTAAAACTGGCGTCCTCATTTTGCTGGTTTGAAGCAGCAACCTGAGGACAAACACCAGAGAAAAAGAACCCCACAATCCACGCTCCTATAGCTTGATCACCGGCACAAAATTTCTTAATAATAGCACATAGATCACCTTTCTGAATCGGGTCTAAGGCTCCTGTATAGGTTTGTGCTGGTAGGTGGGTGGGGGCGACTGAAAAGGACGAACAGAGGGTATCAAAGGAGTGTTCATATTGAGTGTGTCAACAATCCTATCAAAACCTTCTGACTGGTTCTGGCTCATTGAAGAAGTTTTATCAAGCCAGGAATCCAAACGCGTTTTCCATAACGGCGCCAACTGGTGACTAGACAACGGAACCTCGTATCTAGGAAACCAACGACCAGTTGTGAGTAGAAGATTAAAGCGCGTGCAAAACCCTCTCCTTATGGCATATTGTGACAAATATTTCTTAGTACGATCTCGAGCAGTGGTATAACTAACCCCGAATTTAGTATCATCCACCACGAAGTCAGTACTCGACTGCACTGCATCGCGTATCTTAGCAAGTATCTGATGCGATCGCTCAATAGCAGCGGCAGCTGTCTCTGCTCGCTCAATAAAATTATGAACGCAGACTATATCTTTG